TCAAACCTTTCTAGATTTTTTCCTGGTGTTTTAAAAGATTTTGCTACATTTTTGGGGCATTTTTTTAGGCTATAAAGGTTTGACAAACCATGGTTTTGGGGGTATAATGCATGCCAGATATGCAGGATAGAAAGGTTTGGAAGGTTTGGGATAGGGAGGTTTGGCCGCCAGAGGATTACGACGCCATCTATAAAATCGCCCAATCACCCACTATTCTCCACTTTCCTCCCTTTTAACTATAATTAAAAAATATCAGTAAGATTTATTTTTATTACCAAACCATTCCAGATGGCATTTAAAAGCCTTCCAAGACTTAAATCAGCGGGTATCAAACCATCGCCCTGGCTCCATATTGTGCCTATTCTAATTATCCTAAAAAAATAAATTAAGTGGTATACTGTTTTTATGGAAGAATTAATAAATCTAATTAAAGTTCTGCTTGCAGATAATATCACCCTTAAACTTAAGGCTCATGGATATCATTGGAACGTAGAGGGTATTGAATTTTCTCAATATCATGAACTTTTTGAAGAAATTTATACAGATTACGAACAAGCAACAGATACATATGCTGAATGGCTTAGAAAATTAGATACATATGCACCATTTAAATTATCTAGATTTATACAGTTAAATGAAATTGGAGAACCAGAAATTACATCTGATCCAGTAGTAATGTCAAAAGATCTTTTAATGGCAAACGATATGGTTACAACAAAACTTATGAATGCATTTGATATGGCAACGGCTCAAAGACAACAAGGACTTGCAAACTTTTTTGCAGATCGTATGAGTATGCATCAAAGATGGCACTGGCAGTTATCTGCTTCAGTAAAATAAATTTCTATAAAATAATATAATTATACACACCTTCAAACCTTTATATCAAGCACATTCTGTGTCTGGCTATCTGGGCTATGTGGATATCAGGCTATATGGTTTGAAAGGTTTGTTATTACATTAAGGGGATTACGACATTCTTTTTATACCCGCCGAAATTTGATATACTTTTACTATGAGTGAAAAAAAAATTCCAGGCTATCTACAAACCCCACCAGATTGGTGTGATGACTGTAATGCTGCTCCAGGAGGAGAATGTCCTGATTGTGGCTGCACCCATAACTGTTAATAATCTTTGACTTGCCCGCAAAAATAGGATACTAACCGCTAGTGCCCTCTTAGGGCATTGGAAGGTTTGCTAGTTCTATTTTGCGCCGAACCTAATAAATGATATACTTTATAAATGGCCACCATTGTTGATATTGACGATACTCTTCTTAGAAACGGAACTCAACCTGTTCGCAGAGTTATTGATTATGTCAACGCTTTGCCAGGTGCTTTGATTATTGTAACGGGAAGAAATGTGTCACAGCGTAAAGAAACTGTGGCAGCATTAAGGTCAGCAGGGGTTAAGTATTCTAGACTTATTATGAATCCAGGCTCTTCTGCAGATACCGCCAAATATAAGTATGAGGTTGGGGTTAAATTAAAATCTCAAGTTAGTCTAGCAATTGATAATAATGCAACAATGAGAGCAGCATATTCTAGGGCAGGAATACCAACAAAGGATCCTGCTACTATTACGGACATGAAAAAATTTTGGTCAGCATTTTCTAGGCCATAAGATTTACTCTATTTTTCGCCTTGCTTTTACCGCCGAAACTTGATACACTATATGGATGCATACTTACGAATTTATCTGCGAAAGATGTGAGACCACAATTCATATGGAAATCCATAAGAAACTAGACTATAACTTTCATTGCCCCTGTGGTAGCAAGATGACATTAATTTTTTACCTTAAAAGCCCAGATGCTAGGGCTGATTAATGGATACAAACCTTACTTGGGCGGAAGAGGATGTTAACCTTTGGAAGGGTTGGACTTACAGCCCTGAAAAAAATCGCTATTACTTTAATGATATAGGTAATGAATCTCTTGCAGCCTTTTGGGCAGATGAGTTTTTAAACCAAGCATACTCACAGAATGGAGAAACTTATGATTAAAAGTAAAGAGTGGAGAGTTAGTAATAGGGTTTGGGTTAGTGTTGGTTTTGCTCCCCGCAGAATTGGAGTAGGATTTCATGTAGATAGATTTTGTGCCAATATTGATTTTCTTTGGTTTTGGGTAACACTTGAATACTAAACTGAATCAGGCACATGAGTGAAGATATTGTTGACTTAGCCATTTCAATGGCAGAGATAGATACAGGAATGCAATTGCCCTTAGAAGAGCGTGAGGCAATGAAACAGAGGATATTGGCAAGGCTAGAAGATATTAATCAATAGTGCACCTGTGATGCATTTAAAGGTATGCTACTCCTAGTTTACGAAAAACTCATGAGAGTGATATAATGGTAAATATGTTTAGAAAAAAACCAGTTTTACAGCATGAATCTGCTATAGAAATTTATCCTAATATAATTACTCCAGCAAAAAATCATGTTCCAGAATGGTATAAAAAAATTCCTAAATGGAAAAATAATGAATTATTTAACATAGAAAAGGGATTTGGACATACAGTAAAACAATGTATACCATTTCTAGATTCTTTTACAACTGGTTATATGATTGTTTTACCACATGATCTTTACATTAAAAACAACCACGGTATTCCATTTCTTGCTTATCGCAATGGCATTGAGTATGCCCCAGAAACAAGATCAGAAATTGCAGATTTAAATTTAGTTCCATCAGGATGTTTTCCAGCAGAGTATGCTTGGCTTTCTGGTGTTGCAAATACAATACCAATTGGGTATAGTCTTTTGTTAACTCATCCATTAAATAGACACGACCTTCCATTTGTTACTCTTAGTGGAATTGTAGATGGTGGGCTGATTATGAGTCCTGAAGGTAGAATTCCATTTTATATTAAACAAGGCTTTGAAGGTATAATCCATCAAGGAACTCCAATAGCACAGATAATACCATTTTATCAACAAAATTGGTTTTCTAAGATAACAAAAGGATTAGTTGAAAATAGCAAAATACATAATAAATCTGGAATTAAAGTTATTAATGGGTGGTATAAAAAAACATTCTGGACACGTAAAAAATACGATTAAATTTTACTATTTATTTTAATGTAAAAAGACTTTTCACATTTTTTACAATATGATGTGGGATCGCTTTTAGTATGAAACGTAGTAGATACTAAAAATATTAAGCCTTGTTTATGCATATTTAGGTATTTTTTTCCTGAGTACCCATAAAGAATTGGGATTAATGAGTTATTACAGTTTGGGCACATACAGGGTCTAGTATATCATTGTGCATTGACGTACCTCCTAAAATTTGATATACTGGGCTTATATGTCAGCCAATAGATTTGTTGTTTGCGAGGTATGCAAAGAACAAATTCAAATAAGGTCTTCTATGGCATATCAAACTTTATACAATCATATGAAAGAGCATAAATGAAAAAAATAAAACAGTTTGAAGAGTTTGATAAGCCTATTGATTTAATTGTTCATACTAAGTGTCCAGATAAATGGTTGCTCATAGATAGAGAAACTGGAGAAATATATCAAGGAAGTTCTGCGGGGCACTGGAATAGACTTGATCCAGTTATTAAAGATAAACACAACTTTACAAAACAATCTGAATAGGATATACTTATAATATGAAAAAAATAATTATAACTTCTTTATTAATTGCATTACTAATACCAAGCGCATCTGCTCAGGCTGCAACAAAGTCACTAAATACTAAAGGCAACAAGGCTTCTTGCAAAAATATCAAAGAAAAATACAAATCAGAAGCAATGTCTAAATGGTCCAATGGGTTGGCAAGCGACCAAGATGTGTTAGAGGAGATAGACTTAAATATAAAAATGCTAACGGAAAGACAAAAACCCACAAATGGTAAGATTAAGTCTGTAGTTGGAACCTGGATTGAAGCAGAAAAAAACACTAAAAATGCTTTAGAAAACAAAAATGTTAAGGAACTAACGGCTGCAATGAATGCAAAAATCAAAATAATTACTGAGTTTCAAAAATTATGTAAACTTGGTATATAATGAATAAGAAGAGATAGGAAAAACTATGGGCGGTAGTACAGGTCAATTTTGCAATCCTTCAAATCATCAACTTGAAGCATATGTCGTAGACTCTGATAAAAATGTTGTTGAAAGATGTACTGTTTGTGGTTGGCAATATTTTCATATGATTACTGATGGCAACGACGCTTCAGTAAAACAATCATTTTCAAGTGACGAATAAAAAAATAACCTTATAAAATATGTTTTGCGAGTTTTGTGGTGGCAAACTTATTAATGGTGACTGCTCTAATTGTTATACCAATTCTGCTGCTTTAAAAGAATTTGAGGAAGAGGATGACTAACTGGACTGAAGAACTTAACGACAAACAAAAAGAAGACGTTTGGAACTTTGTTGTTTTTACTGTTAAAGAAATAAGAGAACAGATAGCCAAAGATATTGAAGCAACAATTCCACTTTGGAAATCAAGAGGTTTTTTGAAATCTCGTAGAACACAAAGGGCGTTTGAAGCATCTGCTGCAATTGCTAGAGGGCAGAATGAACAAATAGATGGCTAATATAGTTTTTCTTGGTAACTTTGAGGTATCTTATAGTAGTGAGAATCATCATGCTAAGTCTTTGGAATCTCTTGGGCATACCGTGCAAAAATTGCAAGAGAAAAAAGCGGGTAGCACAGAAATATTAAGTGCAGCATTAAACTCTGATCTATTCATATGGGTACACACACATAGATGGCAGACTCCAGGATCTAGGTCTATGACTGATGTGTTAAAAGAATTAAAGGCTGCTGGCGTACCAACCATGACCTATCATTTAGATTTATGGTTTGGAATTGAACGTGAGAAAGACTTAAAGAATGATGATTTCTATACAAACATTGGTCACTTCTTTGCTACAGATAAGTTAATGTGTGATTGGTTTAATGAAAACACACAGGTCAAAGGACATTTCTTACCTGCTGGTGTGTATGATAAAGAATGTTATGTTCATCAAGATTACGATCCACATAACTTTGAGCATGACATAATCTTTGTTGGTAGTAAAGGTTATCATCATGAACATAAGTACCGTCCAGAATTAATAGATTTTTTAAGAAAGACTTACGGCAAAAGATTTTTACACGTTGGTGGAGATGGTGACACTGGAACCGTTCGTGGAGATGCATTAAATCGTATTTACGCAAGAAGCAAGGTAGCAATAGGTGATAGTTTAAACATTAATTTTAACTATCCTTACTACACTAGTGATAGGTTGTTTGAAAGTACTGGTCGTGGTGGGTTTACTATCTACCCTCGTATTAAAGGGCTTGAAGAATACTTCAAAGACGAAAATGAAATTGTATTTTATGAACATGGCAACCTTGAAGATCTAAAAAATAAAATAGATAAGTATTTGTTAGACGGTGTATTAAGAGAAGCCATCAGACTTAACGGACACGAAAGAACAAAAAAAGAGCACACCTACGTCCACAGATGGGGTACAATTATAAGTGAACTAGGGGTAAAATGAAAAATATAGCAATAACTGGTGCCACAGGGCTACTTGGATCTCACTTATCAAACCATTACCTATCATTAGGTTATAACGTATTTGTACTGCTAAAGGATGAGCATAGTCGCACAGAATTGTCTAAAGATGTAAACAAAGTGTATGGAAGTATTAATAATAAAGCAGATGTTGATTTCTTTATAGAAAAATCAAGACCAGATTATTTTATTCACCTTGCAGCACAGACACAGGCCTATGATTCAATCAAATATCCATACAATACATTTTATACAAACGCTGTTGGAACTCTAAATGTTCTTGAGTCATTGAGAGAATACAAAGATTGCAGGTCAATCATTGTTGCCTCTAGCGATAAAGCCTATGGTGAATTGACCAATGATGAATACTTTGAAGATCATATTCTTAATGGCATATATCCTTATGATGCATCTAAGTCTATTACGGACATTATGTGTAACTCTTATAGAAATACTTATAGCATGCCTATTGTTACTACCCGTGCCTGCAACATATATGGAACTGGTGATAACAATACACAAAGATTGATTCCTGGAATCGTAAAAGCATACAAAGAAAATGCATTATTTACAATAAGGAATGATGGAAGAGATATTAGAGAATACATTAATGTTAAAGATGTTGTTTCTGCATACGACAGCATACTTACATATGGAGAAGAAACAAACAATATTCCATCATTTAACATATCATCTGGAGAAAGATATTCCACGCTTGAAGTATTTAATATTGTTAAGTCTGTTATTGGTGAAGAAATTAAGCATGAGGTAATTAAGAGTGATGGATTTGAGATTAAAAAACAGTTTATGAATTCGTCCTTGCTGCAAGAAAAAACTAACTGGAAGCCAATTCATACTATGAAAGATAGCATGAGAGAAATTGTTGACTTTTATATGGATAGTAAGTGAATATAAACTTTGGATGTGGAAGCATTCAGCCTTCTGATTGGACCAATATAGATCTTGATCCAGAGTTTAAAACTGAATATAAGGATTTAAGTTTAATCCCTGACAACTCTTGCGATACTCTTGTTTGTCATGCAATAATTTGTTGTGTTAAGTATCATGATATTGAAAAGGTTTTGTCAGAATTTTATAGAGTTTTAAGGCCAACTGGAGTTGTTAGAATTAGTCTTCCAGACATTGTGTCTGGGTTTGATGCATATAAAAATAACAACATTAACTTTTTCCCTAATTCAGAAGATGACTTAGATAAAAGATTTTCTGCATGGCTAACTTGGTATTCACAATCGGTATCATTGTTAACAAGTAAAGCATTACAATATAAACTGCAGGCTGTTGGTTTTAATGAACTTGCTGAAACACAATTTAAACAAACAAAATATTCAAATGAAAAAATATATGAACTTGACACAAGAGAACATGAATTTTATTTTGTGGAGGCAATGAAATGATAGAGATGATTAAAACAATTTTAAATGGAGAGTTTGAAATTGTGCTTCCAAAACATCGTGCAAATAGACCAGAGTGGCACAGTGAAGCAGGTTGGGAAAAGTTAAGACTTAAATCAATGAATGAACATATTGGTAAAAAAGATATTGTTTATTATGTTGGTGCAGAAGAAGGAGAGTTTCCAGCATTATGCCAAATGTGGGGAGCAGAAGTTGTACTCTTTGAACCAAATCCAAAGGTTTGGTCTCATCTTCCAGAAACTTGGTCTGCTAATAAATTAAAATTGCCAATGGTTTGTATTCCTGGATTTGCTTCTGATAAAACAAATGATCTTGCACGTGTTTATTATAATGAATGGCCCCCAGAGGCTAATAATGAAATTGAAGCAGCACATGGATTTAAAGAGTTATATATTGAAGGAGATAATTATGGTCAAACAACTATAGATCATTGCGTTTATAATTTGTTGATCAAACCGCCTACTGCCATTTGCTTAGACGTAGAGGGTAGCGAATGGAGGGTGCTAGAAGGGGCTGAAAGGGCTATTAGACAGTATAAACCTAAGATTTGGTTATCTGGACACCCTGAGTTTATGCTACAACAATGGGATGAATCTTTATATAATCTTAGACAATGGATAAAAGGGTTTGGCTATAAAGAAACTCTTTTAGATTATCAACACGAGGTACATTTATTTTATGAATAATTTAATATTTTGTGCACATACAGATGATGCAATTTTTTCATTAGGCGATTATATTATTGATAGCAATTATAGTTTTACAGTTGCAACTGCATTTGCTGGCATACCAACAGATTCTGCTGGATATAAAAAACACACGATATTAAGACAAGAACATGAAGAGGCCTGTTCTATGATAAATGCTAAAGTTATCAATGGAGATCTATTAGATG